CGTGTGTGGAGAAGCTTGGTGCGGAGTTTGATCCGTGGCAGGACGGTGCGGGTCGTGTGATTTTGGCGAAGCGTGTTGATGGCACGTTGGCGGCTATGGTCGACGGTGTTGGCATGTCTTTGCCTCGTCAGGTGGGTAAGACCCATCTGATTGGGTATTTGGTGTTCGCGTTGTGTGTGAACATTCCGGGTCTGTTGGTGATTTGGACGGCGCACCACTCGGCTACGTCGGGTGAGACGTTCTTGTCGATGCAGGGGTTTGCGCAGCGTGCGAAGGTTGCCCCGCATGTCAAGCAGGTGTACACCGGCTCTGGTGATGAAGAAGTGCGGTTCCATAACGGGTCGCGCATCCTGTTTGGTGCACGTGAGCGCGGGTTCGGTCGCGGTATTCCCGGTGTTGATGTTCTGATTTTCGATGAGGCGCAGATCCTTTCGGATAAGGCGATGTCTAACATGTTGGCGACGTTGAACACGTCACAGTTTGGGTTGCAGTTGTACATCGGGACGCCTCCGAAGCCGGAGGACAACAGCGAGGCGTTCAAGCAGATGCGTCGTGAGGCGCTCGCTGGGACGCTCATTGATGGTGCTTGGATTGAGTTCGGCGCTGACGCTGATGCTGATGGTGAGGACCGGAAGCAGTGGCGGAAGGCGAACCCTTCTCACCCGAAGCGCACACCTGTGCAGTCGATGTTGCGGATGAAGCGCAAACTGACGAAGGGCGACTGGCTTCGTGAGGGGCTGGGGATCTGGGATACCGATCAAGTCGGATCGAGCGCGATCGCTGAGGCCGAATGGGATGCGACCGGTGTTGATGAGGCGCCCGCTGATGGGGTTCGTTCGTTCGCGGTGGCGTTCTCGTTCGATGGCACACGGTTGGCGCTCACTGGTGGGTTGAAGCATGACGACGGTATTCACGTTGAGCTGATTGATGCGGCACAGGGTGATGTTGAGTCGGGCCTGTCGGCGCTCGCGGATTGGTTGACGGAGCGGTGGCGCAACGTCGCAGTGATCGTGCTGTCTGGCGCGGCGGGTGCCCCGGTGCTCGCCCAACTGCTCAAGGACCGGAAGGTTCCTGACGCGGTTGTGAAGATTGTTACGACGGCGGAGTACACGCAGGCGTGTTCGGTGGCTCTGGATGCGGTGCGTGAGTCTGCGGCGATCGCGAAACGGAACGCCGAGCTTGAGCAACCTGAGTCGTTGCCGTTCACGCATCTTGCGCATGAGGGACAGTCGCAGCTTGATGAGTCGGTGCTGGTGTGCGACAAGAAGCAACGCGGCACGTCTGGTGCTTGGGGTTGGTCAGCAACGACACCTGATGGTGATGAGACGCCGGTTGAGGCGATGAGTTTGGCCTATTGGGCAGCTAAGACAACGAGACGTAAGCCGCGTGGCGATCGTGAACGAAAGGCGGTGGTATTCCGGTGAAAGCATCGCTTGTTTCCTCAACACGTATCGCGGCTGGCCTGTGGGATAGCAATGAACTGAGCCAACAGGAGAAGCAGGAAGCGACGTTGCTTGCCATGCGCATGGGCAAGTTTGCCCCCATGAACCGCGAACGCACGCTCTGGTATGACGCGAAGCACACAGTGGAGCATCTGGGGATTGCGGTTCCTCAGCAGCTCGAGGAAGTCGCCCCGGTCTTGGGGTGGCCTGCACGCTCGGTTGACGATATGGCGGAGCGGACAATCCTGGATGGGTTCGTTGCGCCGGGTGACACGTGGTCGTCGTCGGGGTTGGACAAAGTATGGTCCGACAACCGCCTGCCGCTGCTGGCGTCGATGGTGCACACATCGGCATATAAGTATGCGGTGTCATTCGCTGCGGCGATTCGTGGTGGCGATGGTGAGCCTGACGTGCTCACTCCGGCATATTCAGCGACAACATCGACTGGTCGGTGGGATTCCATCCGGGGGCGGTTGAGTTCATTTCTGACGCTCACGGATAAGAACGTGTTTGGGCAGGTGAGCGGCTTCGCGCTGTTCACCCCAGAGGCGATTATCAAGTGCGTTCTCGTTGATGGCAGGTGGACGGTTGACCGTCGCGCTCACAATATTGGGCGAGTTCCTGTTGTGCCGTTCGTGCACAACCCATCGGTGGAGTGGGAGTTCGGCACGTCACGGATTACACGTCCGGTGATTTCGATCACACAGCGCGCAGTGCGAACCCTGCTTCGGATGGAGATCTCAGCCGAGTTCTACAGCTCGCCGCAGCGTGCGGTGCTTGGTGCGGATGAGTCCGATTTCGTTGATTCTGCTACCGGCCAGATGAAGACCGGTTGGGAAGTGACGATCGGGAAGTTGCTGGCGCTGAGTCGTGATGACAGCGGAGAGTTGCCGACCATTCAGCAGTTCCAGCAGGCGACGATGCAGCCGCACGTTGACATGATCCGTTCGGATGCGGCGCTGTTCTCTGGCGAGACGGGCATCCCGGTAGACACTCTGGGCGTCATCCACGACAACCCGTCGTCGGCGTCCGGTGTGGATGCGCGGTACAAGAAGCTAAACGCGGGCGCAGAGAAGGCCATCAAGGGCTTCGAGGGCAGCTGGGCTGACCTGATGCGACTGGCAGTCATGGTGCGTGACGACGACCCGAAGGCGGCGGATGATCTGTCGCAGATGTCGGCCAACTTCCGTCGCCCGCACGAGCCCACTGTGGGCGAGGCGTCCGACGCGATGGTGAAGCAAGTTGCGGCGATTCCGTGGCTGGCCGAGTCGACTGTCGCATTGCGACGGCTCGGGTATACGAAGGCTGAGATTGACGAGCTGCTGGCAGATAAGCGCCGCGTAGACGCATCATCACGCGTCGCACAGCTTGTTGAATCCGCGAAGGCTGCACGTTTGGCCACTGCGCCGCCCGCGCTGACCGGGGGATAGACCATGGCGTCAAACGCGCAGATGGCGGAGATCCGAAGCGCAACCGGTGAGCTAGTTCGCCTCGCGGGTCGCGATCTGGACGACTTCTGGAACGCCTTGTTTCGCTCACTATCGCCCACCGACTTCCGTGATGAGCTGCTCCGGTTTTACCCCGACCTGATCACCACATACGGGGACACTGCCGGCGTGCTCGGTGCTGACTGGTATGACCTGATGACGCGGGCGAAGCGGCAGGGTGTGTCGGCTGCACAGTTCCGGGCGACGATCGCGATGCCCGCACCGGACGAGCAGTCGATTGGTTCCGCGAAGTGGGCACTCGGGCCGCTCTTTGATGAGCAAGCCGATTCGACCATGACGCTCGCACGGTTGCACGGGTCGATGCAGCGGCTCGTGATGCAACCGTTTCGGGATTCGATCTGGTTCGCCGCTGCGAGTGACCCTGTGCGTACCGGCGTGCTTCGCAGGCCGACCGGGGCGGAGACATGCAAGTTCTGCGTGATGCTCGCCTCGCGCGGCCCCGTGTACTCGTATCGGGCATCTGGTGCTTCGTCTGCGGGCGCGGTGGTTGGCCGCGGTTCAACGCGCACCGGTTTCGATGAGGCAGGCGGTCGTCTCTCTGGCGGCATCGGCCAGGGCATCCAGGCTCGCGGTCGTCAGGAGCTCGGGAACGACTTCCACGATGACTGCAACTGCGAGGTGGTCGTCATCCAGTCAGCCGGGGACATCCCTGAGGACTACGACCAACAGAAGTACCTCGAGCTGTACCAACAGAAATCGGGTGTCGGTCGGGATATCCCCGTCGATTAGTTTTCCTCGTTCGCGATGTTCGAGGTTCGCACGGCGCGACTGCCGTATTCACATGGAGGATGCATGTCTACGCAAGAAACCGCACCGGTCACGCCGGTCGTTGAACCCGAAGCGCAGCCCGCAGGTGCGACACCTGAGACTGAGCCGCTGGGTGCCCCTGGTCTCGCTGCACTCAAGTCCGAGCGTGAAGCAGTGAAGGCCGCTGAGAAGCGCGCCGCTGACGCTGAGGCTCGTATCAAGGAGTTCGAGGACCGGGATAAGTCGGAGGCGGAGAAGTCAGCGGAAGCACTCGCTCAAGCGAAAGCCGAGCTTGCCGAACTGACCGTTGCGAAGACACGCGCCGAAGTAGCTGCCGCCAAGAACGTTCCTGCATCACTGCTCACGGGCAGCACGCAAGAAGAGCTCGAGGCTTCGGCAGACGCGCTTGTCGCATTTCGGGGTGAGCCGGCGAAACTATCCGCCGCCCCGTTCATCGAGAACACGAACAAGACAACGTTGCAACCCGACTTTGACACTGCCATCGAAGCAGCGAAGGCGGCACGCAATTTTGCTCTCGTCGCAACCCTTAGGCAGCAAAAAGCTGCACAGACGAAAGGCTAGCTAATGGCTGGAATCACAGGTCTCGGGACGACCTTCAACCTCCCCAACTTCCACGGTGAACTCATCGAGATCACCCCGACCGACACGCCGCTCCTCTCCGGTGCGGGTGGCTTGAGCTCGGGTGGCGGGCAGACGACCTCGCCCGCGTTCGAGTGGCAGACAGAGGACCTTCGCGATCCGGAGATCCGCCCTCGCCTTGAGGGCGCCGACGCGCCGACTGCCGAGTCGCGTGTGCGTGCGAACGTCGAGAACGTTGTGCAGATCTTCCACGAGCAGGTCGCAACCTCGTACACGAAGCAGGCCGCGACAGGTCAGTACAAGACTCCCGGAGTGGCACCGTTCTACGGTGCGGATGGCACGGCGAACCCTGTCGCTGACGAGCACGGTCACCAGGTCGCGAACGCGCTCAAGACCATTGCCCGAGACGTGAACTACACGTTCTGGCATGGTTCCCTCGCGAAGCCTGCCGACAACACGGCCCCGCGCAAGACTGCGGGCCTGCTGTCTGTCGTGACTGCTAACCGAATTGCGGTTGGCGAGGTGTCGGGCACGACTGCAACCGACACCGTAACTGCGACGCACGCGTTCGCGAATGGCGACAAGATCGTCATCACGGATGCTGGCGCGGCGACTGGCGTGCGCACCGACCGCATCTACTACGTGGTCAGCATCTCGACCACGGTGTCGTTCAAGGTCGCGGCCACTCTCGGCGGCTCGGCCATCGCGCTCGGCACATCAGCCACGTTCAAGGCCATCAAGGCGGGCACGCTGCTCACTGTCGATGGGCTCGGCATCCTGATGCAGAGCGTGTTCGACAACGGCGGCATCAGCGAGCAGGACACCGCGACGTTGTTCTGCTCCTCGCGTCAGAAGCGCGCGCTGACTGCTGCGTACGCGGCCGAGTACGGCAAGGCTGACCCCTACGCTGGCACCCGCAACGTGGGTGGCCTGAACTTGCAGACGATCGAGACCGATTTCGGCACGCTGAATGTTGCGATCGATCGCGCACTGGCGCCGGACACGCTCGCTGTGGTGTCGCTGGAGCAGATCCAGCCGGTGTTCCTCGAGGTTCCCGGCAAGGGCGTCCTGTTCGAGGAAGAGCTCGCGAAGACCGGCTCGTCTGACAAGACGCAGATCTATGGCGAGATCGGCCTCAAGTACGGCAACGCGCTCGCCCACGGCGTGCTGCGAGGCCTCGCGGTTTGACCCGCGGGAGGGGCGGCATCTTCGGGTGTCGCCCCTTCTCCTGACCGATCTACACGAAGGAGACATCATGACGTGGACTCAACCTGCTGATGTGGTCGACGCGTGGATCGGTGAGGACGCTCCTGACGACAACGCGCAACTGGCCGTGTGGATCGGGAAAGCGGAGCGTGAAATTCGGTTCCGTGTCCCGGGCATTCAGGCGCGGATCGATGCGGAAGCCGAACTGATCCCGTCTTCGACGGAGCTGCTCGAGGGCGCGAAGGATGTCACCGTTTCGATGGTGACCCGTGTGTTTCGGAACCCTGAGGGTATCCGTCAGGCGAACATGACGACCGGCCCGTTCACGGAGTCGCGGACGTATGGCGGTGACGTGCCGGGTGGTCTTGGTTTGACGGCGGATGAGCTCGCGAAGCTTGAGGGTGTCCGTCAGGGTGGGGCGTTCACTGTGTCGATGATCCCTGTGACTTCCCCGTTCTATGTGGGTCCCTGATGGGCAGGCGGATTTCGCGGGTCGTGCAGCGGCTCCCGTTTATCCCTGGTGCTGAGGACGCTCACGGCAACGAGGTTGAGGCGTGGGGCGAACCGGTTGACGTGGGGGTGTACGAGTTCAATCCCGGTTCGTCGTCGGAGCCGCGCTTGTCAGGTCATGACCGGGTGATCGTGGAGCCGGCACTGTTTGGGCCGTACGATCTGCCGTTCGAACCGTTCGACAAGTGCGTGGTCGACGGGAAGACATACCAAGTCGAGGGCGAAGTTGCCCGCTGGCGTAACGGACAGTCCGGTGGGATCACACCGGGCGCTGTCGTGAACCTGCGAAGG